GATTTATTCAACAAAGCCCTTCATTGGCGGTAAAACATTATTGCTACGATAATCACCGCAAAGACAGTAATTGCAATTCCAGCGATTAACTTTACATTGACATCAGCCAGCCTATCACTAGCTCCAGTATTGTCAGTGTTAGCTATTATCTTCGAAGGAGTTACATCACTCCCGCAATGCTTGCACTTCACCGCTTCGGAATTTATTAATTCTGCGCAGTAAGGGCATTTGACTGAAGTTCCGGACGCTTTTAGCTTATCTCCCACCAGAGCAATAATGATACCTGCGATGGCTACGAAACCTCCAAATATCATGTAATTTTGGCGCGATGACATCAATCCAAGATTGTTAACCCTATAGCCACCGCTTGTCGCTACTGTCACATCCATAAATAGCGCCGATACAGCAAAGATCACCCCTATTACAATCGCTAAGTATCCAATAATGTTCACTTGTCTACCCCATCAATTAAAAAGCCACCCGATGGTGGCTTTATCAATCAGCTTGCGTTCTCACAACCCGGCAGGCTGCGGTCAATCACAAGATTACCCTCAACACGCAGACCAATCTTACCGAACAAGAAGGAGTGGTTAAGTTGAGTGACAACTACGTCAGACAGACCAACTGCACAGCGATCTTTTTCAATCGCTCGATCAGCGGCTGTTTTAACGTTCGGGATGCCAAGAGGGAAGATGATAACCGGATAGCTATCTTCTGCTGTTACACGTTTCCCTTTGTAGAACTTACCCCCATTGAGGTTGTAATTTTTAGTACTCGCCACAGTCAAATCTGCAACACGTACTGTACAACCAGAAAGTAACAGCGCTCCAAGCGCCAAGGCGATGACTTTTTTCATTATATGTTTCCTTTGATTGCAATCGGAAACATCCTATCATCGACTTTCAGTAGCATGGACCACCATTAATGGTAGGTCAGTTGCTTCCTTTCTTATCTGCTGCACGTTTCTGTGCCTCTGCCCACTCATCCCTCCAGGCGTCATCGAGGGCCAGTATCGCTGCATCAAACTCGGTACGGTCAATCAGGATGGTGCGCGATGCCAGGTAAAGCTCGATATCATTCAGGGATAGAGGGAGCGGCACTCCAGCCATGCCTGCATACTTCCTGCCGCGCGATATCATGGCGTAAGCGTTGAGGATCTCCCCAGTGACTGCATCGATTTCAGGCTCTGGAATGGGCGGGAGATTTAGCTTCTCCCTGCGCCACTTTGCTTTCTCGCCCTGTTCGCCGGCGAATTCCTTTAGCCACTTTTGGGCCTCTATGGCTTTTTTACGGTTTCCTGAGTCTGCTGCTCCTTACCCTGAGCAATATTCGCCGCCTCAGCCAGAATAAGCCAGTACAGAGAGGGGTTTTGCTTCAGTAACGCAACACCACGCTCCGGTGTATACGCTACGGCCGTCTCCGTACCATCCACCAGCTCCCCCACGCCTTCCCAGTCTTTCAGAAGAAAGCGCGCGCAATTGTCGATGAGAAGATCATCAACCGAGTCAATCTCGCCCACACTGGCGAGATCGAAAGCATCCGTACCGACCTGGTAGCTCGCGTCCATTTTGTCGATATGGCGCCGCACCAGCGCATTGCGTGAGCGGTATTGTGGATTCTCGCTACTGGCCACCAACAGACGGAGTTTAAATAGCGCCTCGTCTTCCGGCGTGAATTTCTTTTTACTTCCTGCTGGCTTTTTGTAAGGGAAAAACCAGCGTTCTCCGTTCAAATCAATTTGAGAAGAAATAATCAGCATAAAGACTCCCAAAAAAGCCCGATCCGCGATGACTGCAGAACGGGCCAGGTAAATTAAGGCGCGGTAACGGTGATTTCAGACGTTGCGGTAAAGGTGCGGGCCTTACCGGTGATGGTTGCAGTACCGGCTGCGTTACGTGTGACTTTCGCTGTTTTCTGCCCGGTAGAAACCACGCTGGCGATAGTCGGATCCGATGACGTCCACTGGACGGTATCAGTTGAATCAGCTGGCGTAAGCGTGGCGGTTAACTTCACAGTAGATCCCACGGCCCCAATTGAAGTGGCTGGCGCAACACTGATTGCCGTCGCCGGCACTTTGGGAACGCGGGTGATAGTTGGCGGAGTATTGGCCGCGGTGATATCCAGCTGAACCTGAACAATGTCAGTGCTCCCCGCATCCGGCCAGTCGCCAGAGATCTGCACTTCCGGGAAATCGAAGGTATAGGCGCCTTCTGCATTCTCCAGGGTGAAGCTAAACGGCACCGTTTCGCCGGTGAACGTTTTTTTGTAAACCTCCCAGGCTGCCTTTGACCATGACAGCGTGATTTGACCTGACGGGGTAAAGGTTGTCGGAATGTTGGCGCCGGCGAACGCCGAACCGGTACCGATGCAGCGCTGAGTCTGCATATTGTTGTTGAACTGAATGTTAAAGGTGTCGACGCAGAAGCCTGTCCCGCCATCAACACCATTCAGCCGGATGTTCGTGACCTCCTTGAAGGAGTAACGCAGCGCCCCCGCTAAATCCACTGGCGTGGTGAAATAGCTGGTATCGTCCCCCTTCGTCTCCCAGTCCAGCCCTGCAAATGTAATGGTTGCAGTGATATCACCATCGGCCGGGATTTCCATCTGGAAGGTGCCAACCTGACAACCGCGGGCAATCTGGGCGATCCCCACATCACTGGCAAAAGTCGCCACGGAGAACGTAATGCGACCATTACCCATCGTCAGCACGTTATTTACCCATTCGGAACCGAAGCAGCTGGCAAGAAAATCATCATGCTGGTTCCAGCGAAACCGCGTGCCGACATCGCCGCCGACATCCACTGTGCCGCGTGAAACACCCTGCGCCATGCGGTCACCAGCGATTTCGTCATTATCATTTGTGTTCTGCGTTGGTTTCAGACCAAATGAAGAACGACGCAGCAGGTTCCACGCCCCTGCTGTAGGCGTGATTCCTGGTGTTGTCTCGCGAATAAACGCGGCTACTACTTTTGCACCTGAGCTCACAGGAGCCTCCTGTTTTTTGTGCGCTACAGAGCGCGATAAGGAATTTGAAGATTGAGCTGTAACCAGCCATCGGTCTCACCCGCCGGCACAGCAGAAACAGCGAAATAACTCAGCTTTCCGTCGTCCTTAAACTCGAATAGCTCCGTTAGCTGGTCGGCCGTTCGGGAGATAAGCAACGTCCCGGATCCGACCGGAACAAACAGCTGAATGATGAGTAAGCCCGTCCTGTGGACGACTGGCCCATCCCCGATCTCGGTTGCGCCAGCCTGTCCTGCAATGTTGGTGAGGCGGGCCCAGATATCGCGGTTGCTGGGGTCAAATACAGGACAATTGGGATAATCCACCGCATCAGAGGCAATAGCGGTCTGTGCCGCCATTCGGGAAATGACAGCGTTTCTGATTTCTGTAAGGGTCATTTGTAGGCCTGAATTACACCATTAAACGAGACGGCATAGACGCCTGTCGGCGCCTGTGTTGAGTGGCCATTCTCCAGAGGCACGGAGTAAGGCAGGTTCGACTGAATGTAAATCACCGAGTAGGCTGGCGCCTGGTCAATGATATTTTTGCCATTAAGAAATGTCATTGTCCCACGCGGATCCGGCTTGGTCGGGACGGAGTGATCGGGTTCGCCGATGCTGACAAAATGCGATGCCCTGAAGGTTCCTGCGCGATACTCAGCCGGCCGCCTGATATCCATGCTGTCATTAACACGGACTTTCTTCCTGAGACGGCCTGTCTTTGTCAGGTTGGCAGGATCGGCATAAAGAGATTCGTTCCATTCCCCAACAGCTTTGTTGTACTGAACCGCGGTCGCGTTAATGGCCCACAGCTCCGGGTTTCCTACCGGCGACCGCTGAACGATTTCATTCAGCAACTGAATGGCGATTGCCCGCTGGCGTAGTTTGACATCTTCTGCCACCAGCCCGGCGAATGCCGCCGGGTCAATGTTCCAGCCCTTAGCCATATCACGCCCTCCGCAGTTGAATGGAGTACGCAGCGCCAGCAGAGTCGGCAGAAGCGGTTATGATGTCGTAACGCTGAAGCTCACCCGTAACCGGATCCGGTGCGGTGATGATATGCCCGACGGCCGGCTTATCAGTCACCTCGTTAACCAGGGCGGTTAGCTTCACATCACCATGCAGAATGTTAAAGCCATCGATACGGCGCAGCTTATAGCGCGCCAGCACTCCACGCCCCGAGTAAGTCACCTGCGTTTCAGTGCCGGTTTCCGTCACCGGGTCCCAGGCACCCCGAACGGTATATGACCCAGTGAAATCCTTAACGGCATCCTGCAGGTCGGTATCGAATGCCGCGGCGACTTCGGTTTGCAGCTCGTCACGAATGCCCATTGCACCCACCAATACGCTGCTGAGGTTTAACGATCACTGTACCGTGGAGTTTGCGGGTATAAATTTCGCCATTGCGCTTAACCCGCAGCGGGAGCGGAGCAAACTCTACAACACCCTTTGCCTGGTTTGCGTAAACGACATGTCTGATCGGGTTTCCATTCACAAACACATCGCGGGGACCGAGCCCGTCGCCGGCATAATGCACATATGGATTTTGCATGTTACCCCCTTACCGCCGCTCAATATGAGCATGGATAAAGTCGGTTTTAAGCGACTCCATAGCGCCAACCATCACATAGGGGCGTCCACCGTTATGCCAGCAATCAATCGCGTTACCCTCATCATCAAGCAGTATCACTGCGACACTGTGGCAGCCGCCGTTTTCGGCTCGCTCCAGAGCCTGTTTCAGCAGGCGAATAACCTGGTCGTTATCGAGGTTGTGATGGCTGGGCTTTTGAAATGGGACCACCTTCAAATCGGACATATCACGCCCTCACAAAGAACGTCTGGAAAGGGTTAATCATCCACGGTTTGAGCATATCCAGCGCCAGCTGCAAATCAGGATCGAGTAATTCAGTGCTGGTGGTTGAAAGCTCGGCAAAAGTGCGGGAAACCTTCACATCGTCGGCCTCAACGCTTTTGCTCGTCACCACGCCGGAATCTGTTTTTTGCTGATACAAATTGCCTGCAGCGGCTACGGAAGCGATAAACGCTCCGGCTTGCTTAACTTCTTCAGGAATATGCTCCGGGTAGATATCCTGAAGGTTAAGCGCCGTCATCCAGGTATTTGCCTGTAGCACGGCTTTACCCTTTTTGTCGGCGGTAGTCCAGGTATCCCCCAGCAACTCGTCAACGTCCTGGATTGTTATATAAACGGTCATCGGATCCTCACCAAAAGAAACGGGGCTTTCGCCCCGTCAGTTAACCACCCGCTGGAGCAGTGAACGCGATCGCTTCAGTTGTTTTCACTAAGCCGTCAACGGTAGCTGTCACCGTGAAGGAGCCGGCCGTATCAGAGGTTAGTTTCACGGTCGAGCCACCAGCAGACCCTGTCTGTGACGTCGAAGCACTTAACGTGCCGCCAGTAGACGTCCACGCCACAGCTGCCCCGGAGACTCCGGCACCATTTTTGGTGTACTTGAGCGAAACGGTCACCGCGTCGGTACTGTCAGCAGTTGCGGAAGTTTTATCCACTGACAGGGTTACTCCCCCGCAGGGGCTTCCAGCTTAATCAGTACACCTGCAGTGGATTTGTTACTGGTGAAATGTTTCTTCCAGTTCGCGCCGGTGCCGATTTTGGTCAGGTCTGGGTTAGCGCCCTTCGTCTCATCCCAGCTGTAACCCAGCAGTTCAACGTTAACCGTGCCCTCTGCGCGATAGCCAATAGCAAGGTTTTCCTGGTTGTTGATATCGTAGGAACGGAAGCCCGGAGCCTGTGATTCCGTTACGGATACCGCGCCGGCCACCAGCCCCAGAATCGCATCAACTGGCATGGTGTCAGTTACCAGCACCGGTTTACCCAACGTGCCTGGCTGTCCGCCATAAACCACCACGCCAGCTTCTTCGTAAATTTTGTTGTCGATAGCCTGATCAACAATGTCGAAATAGGTCGTGGAATGCATAACGAACAGCGCAACACGGTTAAATTTATCGCCGTATTTACGCAGGCCACGGGTCAGCGTTTTCTTACCATCAGTGGCAATATCCGCGGATACCGTCATGTCAGCATTTGCGCCAATGGCTGCAACAAGACCCTGTAGGGCATACTTGATATAACCTTCAAGCGTTGCATCAGCGACGTCGACGCCGATCACCTCGGAGAATTCGCTAACGTCGCGACCCCGACGTTTAAACGCCTCCTCAGTGGTTTCATACGGGCCGTATTTCCACGGCGCCTTGACGCTGACAGATTCGCCGGCACCGATTTTTTTACCCGTTACCGGGTCGGTAGAGTTAACGTCGCGCGATTCGATAGAGCCACCAACTTTATAGAAGGTGCGCTTGCGAAAATCACCTTCGATCAGTTCGTTGTCGAGAATGATTGCGCCGTTTGAAGCGGCGTTGAAGACTTCCAGATTATCCTGGCGACGCTCAAGAAACGCAGTCTGCGCGAGGTCGTCATAGATAATCAGGTCACTGTTTACGGTCGTAGACATTGATTAGTCCTTATTTAGGCAATTTGAGATAGGCCTGCTGGCCATGTTTGCGGATGTAGTCCGCTTTATCGCTTGAGCTCATTTCTGAACGTTTGAGGCTTCCGCCGCCGCCACCTGGCTTGTGACCACCAGCCCCGGAGCCTTCAGCACGTGGGAACAGGTGCGGGGCCGTCTCTTTCAGAGATTCAGCCCACTCAACCGGGGTGAGCGGAGTTTTGCCGTCTTTACCGAACAGAACATCGCCATTTGCATCAACTGCTACGGCCTCGCCTTCGTCGTTGAGCTGGAATGTGCCTTTAGCACGAAGAATCAGATCGTCGGATGCTTCTGGCAGCGCGCCAGCCTTAAGCGCTGCGCTGCGAATAGCATCCCCCAGGACGCGATCACGGAATTTGCTGGAGAACGCTTCCGCCTTTTCAGCGCGTTCATTAGCGGCTTTGATTTGCTTATCAACATCAGCACGTAGCCGCTCAGTGCGTTTATCCAGTACCTCGTCAATTTTCCCGGCGGCAATCAGTTGCGCCTCTTCATCATCAGAGAAACGCTGGAGAATAGTTTTCACCGCGTCAGGATCGATACCTTCAAAACGCTTAAGCGACTCAGTGGACTCTTTGAGCTTACCGAGTAACTCACTATTTTTATTTTTCAGGCCAGAGACCTGAGCATTGACCTGCTCATCGATCAGCTTTTGGATTTCCGGCGTAATCTCAGGCGCACCACTACCGGAGCCACCGCCATCACCACCTTCACCACCAGCTGCCGAATAATATTTAATGAGCATGTTACGAATAAGCATGTTGTCCCCTTGGGATAGTTACTTTGGGCCTGGCCCAATAAAAAAGGCCGCCCGAAGGCAGCCTGATTGAAGAATGTTTGTTGATTAAACCCTGGCGTTCCTGAATGCCTGCTCATCCTTTGAGCGCAACTGGTCCAGCGTCAACCACTCGCCCCTGTCGTTGTAGAACTCATCGGGAGACATGCCGCCATCACGAATCAGCCTGGCGCGCGTTTCTCCGACAATCTCAGCTTGTCGCGTGAACGACTGCCGGGAGAACCAGTCCTGGTAATTCGTGTCAGCCGGAACCTGTCCATCCATGCTGGCGCGCGAGCTATCCTTGATTTCGCCGACTTTAATACCCAATTCCTCGGACGATTTCAGGATGTAAGTTTCGGTGCTCCGACAGCAAAAGTGGATTTTCCCCGGCCCCTGCAAATAAGGCACCTTGTGTCCTATCGGTTTGTTATCCAGCGTGTACTTGAGTCGGTCGCGGATCCGACAATCTTTTGATGTCCGGTTATCCAAAGTAGATAACCACTGCTTACCCTTCAGAATGTCGTCGTTCGCCGACGCAAAGCTTTGTCTTGCTGTTGATGCAAGATGCCCTACTGCCGTTTTCGCGATGCTGGCCGCATTGGCCCGGCTCATCTGAAGCGCACCATCCTGGTAGCCGCGGTTAGCATGTCCACGAACCTTTTTTGCGATCTGCTCATGCGTATCGCCCAGCAGGAATCCCTGCCGCACAGTATTGGATATCCGCGCCATCCGATCAGCTTCGAGGTTGCTGGCCCATTCACTCAGCAAACGTCCCTGAAATGGACGCCCCATCGCCGCGGCATAAACTGCATCCGGGGAGATGCCAACCAGTGGATGAAGAGCCAGAACATCGTCGGGAATGGCAAACTGGAAGAGGCTCATCTGAAAACTGGCCTCATGCTTCGCCAGCTCATGCAGCTCGGTAGAGAGGGCTGCATACATGGACTGTATGGCATCCTTGTTTATGGCCCTGACACTGACCAGTAACGCTTCCAGACGCGAAACGGTAAAGCTCTCGGGATCCAGCGTATCGATAGCAACCAGCAGCCTGGCGGTAAGTTCGGCGTCGCTGTCATTCAGAACTTTTATCATCCTGTTGGCAACGCCGGTGCTGTAGCGACTAACCCATATAGCGTGGGCTAAGGATTCATCCTGCAGTTTGTCATTCGCCGTTGCCATTATTGCCACCAATCAGGTTAGGCGCGCCGTTACGAATAGCGTCAATGACAGTTTCAGGGTCATCAGCGGGATCTATCAGGTCAAGCCTCTGCAAAGCTCTGACCATATCCGTGTCGCGAATCGCACCGGACTGCCAGGCATTGACGATTGCCGTTACCATGCCGGATTCAGCGACTTTGGCGATAAACTCCTGATTGATGCTGTAACGGTATTCCTCGCCTTTTATGCCGAGATATCTGGCGCACCAGCCGAGCGCCAGCGTATAGGCCTCCGAGACATTGGAAACGCAAATGCCAAGCACCGATGTGGATGCGGTTTGCTCGCCGCTGGATTGCGTGGCGGTTTTAACCGCGCCGTTCTGCTCGATAAGCCGGGCGCCAAGCTGAACAGAATAATCACGCTTACTGTCCATCGCCTCTTTAGCCAGGGTGTTTGGTTGCGCCTGAGCATACGTAAAACTCCCCTCCTTCGGCAGCAGGAAAGGAGAACGAGAACCGACACGAATTCCCTTATCCTGCAGCCAGTCACGCCAGGCGGTATCAAGCCCGGAAATCACCGGCTGCACCTGACCGCAGAAAAATACGCTGTCTTCGTAATCTGCCGAATTACGATAATGGCCAAGGTTGATTTCAACGAGGGCAGCTAAAGGCGACTCGTCGATGGTGGGATCATTATTCTGCGCACCAACGAAGGTAAAGGGGATCTCATCCCAGAAATCCTCACCTTTTGGCTTAGGATGATACTCAGAATCGACGGAAAAAGACCCTGCTTCGGCCGACTTTCGCCACACCCTGCAGATAAACTTGCCGTCCTCCAGAGCCAGTTCGCGATACTGGATTTCATCCTCGTACGCAAAACCATCTTCCTTTTCCATGCATTCGCGTAAAACCACCAGCACCAGTTGATCACGTCCATTGATGCGTTTGGTGCGCCAGTTAATGATGCTTTCCGCCTGATAACGAAGGATGATCGCCTCGTCGGTCTCAGCTGCATAATCCGTATAAAGCCCCTCGCGCGCGGCCTCCAGAATATTTTCTGTAACCTGCTGGGACTGCTGATAAATGCTTGCACCAGCACCATCGGCGTTATCACGAAGATAATTCAGTTTATCCGGCGCGGTCATGGTCGGATCTTTTCGGAATGCCAGCCCCAGCAAACCCACTTTTGTATTGCCCGTTATCGCGTAGAAAACGGCGCGCTGAATGTAATCGGCATTGCGCTTTTTATTGCGTGCAGACTTATCGAACGGATCCAGAAAAGGGAGGTATTCATTCCCGGCGGCCTTTACAGCATCAGCCCCTTTGCACACGTCACGAATTTTTTTCCACACGGGCATTGCCGCCCTGACCTCAGGGCGAACATAAGTAATATCGTTATTGGCCATCAGAATGTCGTGTCCAGTGAAATAGAGAATGCAGGTCGAACGATTGGGAATTGCTTCACAATGAAGTAACCGGCGCCATCGTTGGGGTGATCGTTATCGCTCTTTTTATCCGGCTCGCCGTTTTTATCCCACACCTGTTGTTCCAGGCAGTCGGCATAGACCGGGCAACGGGCCACATTCACCTTGTACCGGCGATCGCCATTACCATTGCAGAACATGGCGTTCATGGAGTTAATGCGGTCCTTTACTGGCGGGTTAGCATCATCAACGATGACGTTAAATCCGGCCTGCCGGAGCTGCTCAATATCTGTTTTGCTGGCGTTGTTTGACTTCCTGGAATCACCAGAGGCATCCGGGTAAATATAAATCTCGCGGACCTTGCGGTAGTCACCGTCGGCATACAGCCAGAAACGTTCCTTGATGATGCGTATCATGTCGGGCGTATCGTAAGCGTTGATAATCTCTGTTACCGCGTGTGGTAAGCCGAGCCGCAATACATGGACGATCCCGGCCATCTTCCCGACGTTGAAATCCATCCCGATATACAGTGCTTCACCTGGCTGCTCTTCCTCACTGGAATTATTCAGCACCCTGTCGAACTGATGATAAATGGTGCCGCTGGTCAGGTTAGTAAACTGGCCGTTCAGATATGCCTTGATCAATTCCGGCGGGTAACTCGCCAGGAGCGAAGGAATATAGTCATCCGGCAGGTTCTTTTCGTTGTCGAATGTCGAAGCCTGTACCAGACCATACATCGACCTCAGTTCAGGCTTTTCCCTCACAGCCTTAACAAACTGGTTATAGACGAACTTAAATCCTTCAGGTGTGGTAGTCACGTCAATGCCATTACGCAGACCATCAACCTTATAACGCATACGCGCGATTATTTTTCGCCACGCCTGACGCGCCTTATCCGCTTTCAGAACGTCGAGTTCATCCACCAGCGCATTGCCGATTTTAAAGCCTACTATCGTGTCGGGCTTTTCCATCGACCGACAAATTGTCGTGCCGCGGTACTGGCGCCCACTGTAGAAATGTACCTCTTTGTTGCTTTCAACGATTTTGACTTTCAGTCCCCAGTCGTGAGCAACTTCTTCCACCGTGGGGTAGAAAATATCGCGGATCTGAGGATAGGTCGGGGCAAAGTAGCCCTGGTTTATTTTGGGGAACTCCCAGAACCCTTTGCATATTCCACCGCAGCCAACCCATGTCTTTCCGGATCCAAAACCAGCTACATAGGCTTTGAACTTCTGCTGCATAGCCAGAAAACGAGCCTGGGGAACGTTAAGCGTCGGAGCTATCGCCATCCTCTTCCCTCACTCGCGCATCGACTACGTTGATATTGATCGCAACTGGCGTTGGTTCGTCATCTTCCGGTTCAGCGGCCAGCTCTTTACGGAGCTTGTCGATCTCCAGCTGCCGGCGCTCGATTTCAATCTGCTGTAGACGCTGGGTGAACTCACTGTCAGCCAGGCCGAGACGTTTCATCACCGCCTCGTACATGCGCTCACGGCTGATGGCGGTTATCTCAACGCCATTCTTACCAAGCTTCACACCGGAATAGGCAAGCGCAGCATCCGGCGCCAGCTTGCGCGTATCGGCGAAGAAAGGCTGGCCGATGCCATCACCATTACAGCGAGGACATTTCGGGTTAGGCGAGCTGGTATGGTCGTAACCGTAGCCGCCTCTGTCGTTTGGCTCTTTCCCTTTCTTCGCTAAAGCCTCAGCCAGCTTCTCTTCGAACTCAACCGCATCGCGCCATTGATACTGGTGACCAAAGCCCCAGCAGTAACGGCAGCTACCGCGGCGATACTGTGATAGCTGGTTGGCGTCGAACGTTGCCAGCCGCCACATCTGCTCAAGCACTTCATCAGCGCTGCCAAGCGTGCGCACAATGGATGCTTTCTGCTGCTGCGCAATGGCCTGCGCAATACTAACTTTTGCTAACAGCCTTGCTCCCTGCTCATTCGCTGTCTTCTTGCTGTACCCGGCACGGATAGCAGCCTGCGTGGCGTTGTTGTCCTTCAGGTATTCCGCGACAAATAAACGCTGTTGATCGGTGAGTCCATCATCATCCACTAGCTCTTCTGCGCACTTTTCCTTTTGCGCAGTTCGCAATTTCTTCTGCGCTGGTTTTTGCGCAGTTTGCGCAGTGGGTTTCTTGATGTATCGGCGGGCAGTAGCGTAATTCAGTCCCTGCGCTTCACACCAATCCTTCGGTGATACGCCGGTTGCGGCATGATCGGACAGGAACCGTTGCTGAAGCTCGCCCCAGTCCGGTTTTGCCATTGCTTACTCCAATAAAAAAGCCACCAGCGATTGCTAGTGGCTTACTTTTGAATCTATCAGTTTTTAATAACGCTGGAACCATACAGGACAGGACGTATCTCCCCTCAAGTTCTCAAGCATATAAAAGCAAAACTGATGAATTGCATCCTCTACGGTAAGTTCCTCGGGGATCCTTTCGCTTGCATAGATTGCATCTTGTACAATGCCAAAGACACCTGTTGCACTATAAATGTGTGCTAATTTACCTTCTGCGTCCCGCCTAATTACATTTGTGTTATTACTCAGTACAATCGTCTGAACACCCCAGAGGAACAGCTCTTGCTTTGTCATACCAGCTCCAATTCATTTTAAAATATAAATTTAGCAGGCTGACTAATAGAAAAAAACAGGAGTTTGTCATGCATTATCACAGGCACTAAGCGAATGCCTGCTGTAATGCCTTAGGTGGCCTGCTCAGCGCCGGTATCAAAGAGCGCCAGCGCTTCGGTCGCTTCCTGGATGGCTTTGCGGGTCTTCGAGACAATCTCACTTTCAGTGAAAACACGATCAAAGGAGTCTGCGAATAGCTCAGACTTCAGATAGCTGTCGCCTACCCAGTCAATGGCCAGCTTGGCCGCTGCGGTGTCGTAGTTAACTTTCTTGATGATATCCAGGCGGATTTGCTCGGATGCGGTGATCTCTGACATGTCTTACCTCTGTGCGATGTGGGGAGCATTATCGAAGCCACTCGGCAGAATGGCTCCTGTAACACCATTAAAAAAAGCCACCCGAAGGTGGCTTTTTTATTCATCTTGTAGCTAGCTATGTTGATGTTTCAGGTCGACATAGGCATTGCCCACACTATTCCTTACTTCGCGAATATCTGTGAGGCTTCTCCATTTGACTCGGAAAAGAAGGCATACAAAATGCAGAACTATGTTGAACTTCACGTTCAAGCTAAACATAAGGGAGATCAATTCAGCTAAAGCTTCATTTGCAGGATTTTCTTGCATGCAATGAGCCATAAACGCGGAATCTTCCTTAGTTTTTAATATGTTACCTGCCTTCTCTCTCTCTCTAGCCTTATGCCCTATGAGCAACTTAATTGGCAAAGAAATAGATAGAGCATCTTTGAACGCCTCGACAGCCAAACGCTTCTGTATGTTAGATGCGTCTTGCCGTAGCAGATAACGCTCAACCAGCGGCTTCATCAAGTGTCTACGTAGAAACACGACCCTTGCATAACTAACCACTTGAAAAACAACTAAAAATATCATAGCTACTGGAATCACTATTTCCATATCATCCTCACGCTTGTGGTGGCGTAGCCGTAACACCTGCTTGCTGACCGCTCTCCTTAGAAGCAGATGTTTTACTTATCTCACGCTCAAACAACGCAATTACTTTCTGATTATCGAGCTGCTTCATCCTAGCAGCAAATCGCAGTAACAAAAATAATGGTAGAGCGCTAGCGATAAATAGATAGCCGATGCTCGCGATAATCGGCGCTTTATCATAAAATTGTAACGTTGCATCCAAAAAAACTTTGGCAACTTGTGCTGCCGTGGAAGAGCTATCTGCATCTGCCATCAATGCAGTTTCCTTTGCTATGTGAAATGTAAGGAAACTTTAATCAACCATGCCGTACTTGTAAAGAAAGATGACAACCCACTAACGCAACCATCTGATATTTATGTACATTATATGTTATCTAGTGTGATAGATTTACTGATGGTTTGAGCAATTAGCCCGCACTGATTTGTTGTGCGCCAGAATGTCGCGCTTGGTCTGCATATCCAGCACATCGATATCATGGTCAGTAAGGTAGATGATCCGTACCCAGCTGCAGGCCGTATCAACGACTACCGGGGCGGGTAAATCTTTCGCGCAGCTCGCGATCAACATCGTCATCGCCCATACGCTTAACGTCTTCCTGTACATCGCTTGCCTCTTTCACAACTTCCGCCTTACGTTCTGCCGCGGCGACGGTGGCGGCGGCGTTCTCTTCGGTACGCTGCTGATCGGCTTTGGCTTCTGCCTTACTGGCCCCGCGAGTATGGCCGATGCCGAACGCGCCAGCGATAGCGCCCAAGATGACGACCACCAGCCCAGCAATAATTTCAAAGCTCATTGCTGCGGCTCCTTCAGTTCGTCGGCCTTATCTTTCAATGCTGGCTGGCGTACGTATTGCGATAGCACGGCCAGCACCACCAGCGCCGGGCTAATCAGTGCAACGATGTTTGGCGGCAGGATGTTTTTAATATCCGGCGGCAGTACCGCCCAGGCGTGCAGCGCAGCATCCGGGAACGACTGCACCCATACACCAACCAGCGCACCGATAGCTCCCAGCTTTACAGACCACGTTTTCAGCAGCAGGCTGGCATGGTCTACGAACTCCAGCCGGGTATATTTGCGCAGAAGTAACAGAACGAGCACAGCCACCAACACGAGCAAAGCGAAAATTATCATCTTCATAACACGCGCTCCTTAACCCAGCCGTAGAGGAAATCCTCGTTGGCTTCGCGGCCCTCCGCCAGTTCGAGGTATCTGGCGCCCTGGCTGCAGTTCAGCGCGCGCAACAGAACCTGTTCACCCTCTTTCCCGCGGGCTGAAAGATATCCCTTGAGCGCGGTGATGGTTCGGGGGCCAATGGCCCCATCCGGGATCAGATCGGGATACAGCTTTCCGCGCATATTCATTGCGGTCAGCCAGCGCTGAAAGAACTTACTGGCGACGCTGGGCCCCATGTTCACGCCAGTGTCGCAAAGCTCATCTGCCAGTAACGTAGACAAACTCGCCACCTGGTCGAACCGGGGGCCGGTCCAGTAATCACTCAGCAGGATTTGCTTTGCTGTTTCCCTGGGCAGGTTTCGCATATCACCGGTGTAGCCATATGCACGGGCGGTGGTTTGCGTTATGCCCCAGCGGGTCGGCCCGCCTTTATCAGATGGATGATCGACATAACCACCCTCTTTGCCGAGGATCCCCTCGATAATTTGATCTGCTGTCATGGTTAAGCCTTGTTATCGTCGGTACCAAAACCAGCGCGCAGCTAATCCGGCGCTGATGCCAGCCGCCTTCTGGAATTGTGTTTGATTCATTAGTGCCTCAGTGTATCGACCAGACGCGCCACGTTACCCCGAGCCCACAGCACGGCGGCGCAGATTAGGATGTTTGCCAGCACCACCAACCAGTGGGATGACTCGTAAAGGCCAAACAGGAAACGAAATGGGATGCTTGCGTAAACCAGCACCATGAGATAAGCCAGGAATGATATTCCCGGCCTGTGTCGGGATCCACCACGTTGGTAAAACATCAAAGCAAGAACAATCACAGTACAGGTGAGTGCGTTAACCAGTGCTGAAGGATCATTTACCATTTGAGCCTCCTCCCCGGAACCTGGTTAGCATATTGAACAGGCTATTCAGGTCCTGGCTGTTAAGGAACGTCAGCACTTTGATAATCAGCGACGAGATAAGTACAGCACCCAGTGCGTCAAGCGGGCGGTCACTATACCCCGTCCAGCTTGATAGCTTTGAGCCCACTAATCCGGCGCCCAGGACACCAACGATAAAAGACGTCATAAAATATGCCACCAGCTTACCGCGTGAAATGTTCGCTGCCGTAGCTACGTAGAAGACCGCACCAGCGAATGCTCCAAACACAACGCCATAATCAATTCCGGTGGCCAGGCCAAACATACTGGCCCCCATCAGGCCGCCGGCCGCAACTGATGTTCCAGAGACAGGATCGGACATTTAGCCCCCTCTTTATTGCTGTGAGTTCCTCTCAGTTGAGGGGAATAAATTAGCCTACCTATTCCACAGGCTATATAGAAAGGCCCACCGAAGTGGGCCTTTTGTTATTGCTACATCCAGCGCTGCCAGAAAACGATCACGGCTAACCCCAGCAGGAACCACGTCCACAACCAGTACATAAAATCTCCTCTTAAAGATAAAAGTCACTTTTGCCGATCTTGCCCAGTTATTATCTCAGGGTCGCTGGCGAAAAATTTCCGTTAAGAAGACTGATCGGCTGTTTCAGCTAATTTTTTTAAAATGTAGGTTAAGCCCTGCTGGCCGGTGGTTATGACGACATCCGCAGCTGCCACAACGTTACTCAGGCATAGCGACGCGACCACGATGACGGCCATGATGATTTTTTTCATGTGACTTTCCTTTACAGGGGTGAGCCAGTGCCCAGAGGTGATCGCCCTCAGACTAGTCACGCGACCATTCTGTGGCTCACCCCTGTTAAGGTTCTGAGGATGGTATGCACCGGCACAGGTGCAGAAATGATAAAGCCCTGGACTATGCCAAGGCTATTAATAAGAACTTACAAATAATTATGCGGCTGAACCCGAATCTTCATCAGGGCCAGCGTTTGCGGCCGGCAAAGTGACTTCTGGCTCAGCCGTAGCAGAAACACAATATTTCTGATAATAATTCAGTATCTTAGGCTTAACAAATGATGATTGCGTAAAACCGTCCAAAATTCTTTGAAACGTCGAGTCTTCGCACGGCTGGTGAACTCTAATGTCTCCACTTTGAACTTGACCAGCAATCGTTTCAACACCAAATATGTCGGCTTTCCCGTAGAAAATGTAGCTCGGATGTTTGACGAAAGTATGATCACCAACATTCAAAACACATGTCGGATCATGTTCAATTCCTTCAACTATGGAAGTGAGATTCACTGCAAGAAATGAAGCCTTTGCAATCTTAGGATAGAAAACCGGATCATTACAAATGAAGTAGATATGCTCCTTCGAACCTGAAAGGAGCAAAATCGTACCCTTTTTAACTGGAGAAAAATCTGCTGTCATTTCAGTCCACTGGTAATCCGAGCTAGTTCTGAGAATTCTCTCATTCTGTCAGACAAAAGTCTAACCTGCTCATCGGATTTACCCAACGCACTGAACACACTCTCTGGAGTGATTGGATATGAACCACCTTTCGGATCTTTCCATTCAGCGCATTTTTCATGCGTATAGTCACGAATTTCCCACTTATCCATGTGACCAAAGGTACAATATACATTTTCGAGAATTGAAAGATCAGAATCGCTTAGTTCATCTAAATCATTTCTATCGAAATGCTGTCGTTTCAAAGCTAAATCATAACGATCTGGCTTATCAACCCAACTTTTCCAGATCTCTTGCCCCTGCTCTCTGTCATTGATCATGTCTAGGGATCGCGACAAAACTGGGCCATGGGGCATAGCGACCATATGGTCACCACTTAGAGACTCACCGAAACGATTCATTGATTCACGATCTGAGAGGTACAGCAATTTCATCAGTTTCAGATATGGCATGCGCCCACCGTCTTTCGACAGCAGGTAGGCGGCCATCTGAGCCACTCTTTCTTCGCAGAACATATCACTTACCTCATCTTGCAAAACTAACTCCGCTTAATGAAGATTATAGCTATCAGCCAAAACCTCATGCGTTTCAAATTGGGCCAGAACAAACACTTGACAGCAAAGACAACCCCTATGATGACTGTACTTATAAAAAGTCAAGATGTTTTATGATTACTGGCAGAGGCATTTTTACCATAACTACAGGAATAAATGCCACCCCCCCTGTTCATAAAACATGTATAACTTTTTAGAGTTATCAACAGAAATGGAAGTTATACACAAAACCAAATATCCACAGAGTTATTAACAACCGAACGCTGTGGATAAGCTGTTTATAAAATATCGATAATGGACCGATATACACAAATAACACAATATTTTGTTTTTTCATTAAATACAGAATAAAAAACCAAAGAAATCTCAATTTTAAAAAGCACCTCTCAATATGGTCACCGGTCTACTGCCCGAGCAAACAACGAATTTCAATTACCGTCTGTTCAAACCGTTCCTTTTCCAGCTCAACACCTATCCCCTTGCGACCGAGCAAAGCGGCCTGCTTAAGCGTTGAGCCAGAGCCGAAGAAGAAATCCGCGACTACCTCACCAGGTCTGCTGCTTGCTTTGATGATCTGCTGCAGCATATCGGCGGGCTTTTCACATGGGTGCTTCCCCGGGTAGAACTGAACCGGCTTATGGGTCCAGACATCGGTATATGGCACCGTGACAGAAACGCTGAATGGTCTACGTAGACGCTGATACTCCTGCTGGAGTTCTGCATATTTCCGGTTAAGTGATTGCCATGTTGCCACCAGCTGGTGGTGAGGCCTCTCCAGCTCATTGCGAGCATGCTTGTCACCGGCAATTTGCTGGAACAATGCCTGGAGCTTCAAATAGTCGGTTTCGCTAGGCAACTGCCACTGGCTAAGACCAAACCAGTGGGAAACCATATTTTTCTTTCCCGTTGCAGCAGCAATTTGAGCAGAGGTTATCCCCAGAGACTCTCTGGCATCACGGAAATATGAAATTAATGGAGTCATGACATGCTGCTTAAGCTCGCTGCATTTGACAGCGAAACCATCATTTTTCGGCCTGTATGGGCCCTGATAATGATCAGCAAAAATGATCCGCTCAGTAGCCGGGAAATATGAACGCAGACTTTCTTTATTGCATCCATTCCAGCGGCCTGATGGTTTGGCCCAGATGATATGGTTGAGCAGGTTAAAACGCTCTCTAACCAGTATTTCAATATCGGAGGCTAAACGGTGCCCGCAGAACAGGTACATACTGCCGGAGGGTTTTAATACCCGCCAGAACTCGGACAAACATCTATCCAGCCAACGTAAGTAATCCTCGTCCCCTTTCCACTGATTATCCCAGCCGTTCGGCTTTACCTTAAAGTAAGGCGGGTCCGTAACGATCAGGTCGATAGAGTTATCAGGTAGCGATGGAAGATATTGCAGGCAGTCAGCATTCACCAAATCAATACTGGATATTTTTACAGTGTTTTTCATAGATCAGTAAGCGTAACTCTGGTAGGCTCACTATGCTTTTGCGCTAAAGCAGTGGGCCATGGTTCGCTTGTGACCTTCTACATGAGCGAATGGCTGGCCGGGTGCTACATCACCCACCAGCCGCCCATTTTCACAGCAGGAAACCTCCATTACTGGAGGCGCTTGTAACACCCAAACTGGTAATCAGATAACCCCGCCATCACACGCTGCGTCAGTATTAACTGGCAACGTTCGCGCGTCAGGTGCGTATTCTGTGCAATCTCTCCAGCCGTTGCAGGCTTGTCGCTTAAGGCGTTCAAAACCGCTTTGGCTGTTTCTGTCATATCTTGCTGATTTAGCATGTCTTTTACCCTTTCATTTGGCGTGACACACAGATAACTCTGGTCGAATAATTCAGCAAGCTACAAATTACCGCCACTGCGAGAAATGTGATTCGCAGCCATAAAAAAACCCGCTCGGAGGCGGGTTTGATAACGTTGAACACACAATGCCCATCGTTAAGATTAAATTTACACAAAAACGGCAACTTTGCAAGTATCGTGTCGCTATTTCATGCGAAATTTATCAAATCAGTCGTTTTTGTAACTCGCCGGAGTTGAGCATCAGTAAAACTCTCCTCCACAAAACATTTGGTCACCAGGCTTTCATAAAAAGGTTTCCAGCTATAACGCCAGGTACGCTCCGGCAAGCCAGGTAACTCTGAAAGGATGCCGCGGTATGCGTTGGAGGATTTTGGCCTGCTAAACCCGCGGCCTTCACAACGCTTACATGTCTTGTAGACAGGCACTCCCTGAAGTTCTGATTCTTTGCGGTCAAGTGTCTTCCCCGTCCCGCTGCACTGGCAGCGCTTACTGATTTTCCCGGTGCCATGGCATTTCACACAAAGCACGTGATCGACATCCTGCACCTGCCGCTTAACCTCGAAATCCGAAGGTGACTGCCTGAGGTCTTTTGCCCATTGCGGTAATCTCATTGTGTAGTGGCTTTTCTCGACCATTTTAACTTTCTTCACGAACCCCTTACCTGCGCATTTCGTACAGTCCGTAGTATCAGCAGCTGATGAGGAGTAGTCGTAATATGCGAACCTGGCGATGATCAGCATGCAAAGAGGAAATTTCTTGCCGGCGGCTTTCCTGACTGAGCGGGGAGCATTCTTCTTTGCATATTCGGCCAACCAGTGAATTGATGCCATGCGGTCATTCTCGCTGATGCCAGCCTTACCCAGGAACATGGATAATCCGATCCCCGCTTCGGCCTGCGTCATCCCGAGCGCAGCCATAACGTCAGTTACGGTGAGTTGTTCGCTGGCAGTTGCTCGCCCGCTATCTGAAATATGCATTCCTTTCGGGGCAAAGAATTTTGGTATTGATTCGATATTCATGCTCAGCACTCCATACACTTATTCTTTAAAAATGACGCCAATGCCAAGCGCACGATCAAGAAAACGGATTAGCAGCTCAAGCTGCGAACCATACTTCTCTTCAAATGCGATGAGGTTGGCATGTAGTTCATCGTGATGCGCTCTGCACAGCGGTATCACGAACAGGTCATGGGCTTTGGTTGCTGTTCCTCCCATACCATGCCCTATTATATGGTGTGGATCGTCAGCTGGTTGCCTACAGCAGGCACATTCCTGTGTTTTTACCCACTGGGTGTATTGAGGGCAAATCCAGCGCCGGCGCTTCGGTCGCAACATAAATGCTTCAGGGCAGTCCGGATCCACGCCCAACCGGAGAATAGGTCTCCCAGCATCCTGATCACCCGTCTCCAGATCCCCTGTTATGGTATGGCTTTCCCTCTTATCCAGACGTCTTTTAAGTATGTCGGCCGCGGGTATTACTGGGGTGATGTCGCTGTCCCTGTATACCGAACGGTGCGGCTCTGGAGCTATCCGCAAGGCCTTTTCAGCCATAGCCTCCGTTATCGCATCAGAAATCCCAGACTGAACAGCCCACCAGCACAACTCTGCCAGAGATAATGTCCTTTCCCGGGTGCATCCAAGCGAAAGCAGGACCATATCGATGACCCAGTCGATAACATTACGGCTTGCTATTTCCTTGATCGCCGGATCCGGCTCATCTCGAAGCTTATTGTCGCAATGCCAGCATAATAAAACGGAGCCTGGATCTTGCCTTAAGATGACTGTTTCGATGTGGTGATATCCCTCATCATGATTCTGGCATTGTCTGACAGCCAGGCTAAGCCATCGCTCCAGCCCCTCAATACCTCCCGCAGCTGTGATGACACGTGGATCGGTAAAGAAAGGAACAAGGCTGCGATCTACGGATAACGGCTGGCGAGCGTCTGGCACTTTCCCCGTCGGAAAACCGGCCATGTACTCGGGCTGTGGAGTTATTAGAACGCGCCCCTGAGCAAAGAGGCTCATCAGCTCCTTTCCCGGTTTAAAGAGTACTACGCCGAGGCGGGGCACAATCTCTGGTGTTAGTAATCCGCGCAAGATCATCCCCTAGTGCGTGACAATGCCGAGCAGTCTCAGAAGCTCGGGAAATTTTGATTCAAAAAAATGTGGCTGAGTCTCCCGGGGATTCGCAGGGCTGGTGATATTTTTCCCGTAAAGGCAGCCTTTGGCTGTTACAGACCAGAATTTTTTTACTCCGTTTAATCCGCTCCGGCTTTGCCGTTCCTTCTGATCCACGATCCCGGCACGCGCCATTAAGTGATATGCCTGGTTTGCAGTTAGCCGTATCCCATGGGTTTTAAGCAGAGCACTAAGCGAGAGTGTTGGCCGACTGGATCCATCCATGGCGCCGGCTGGAGCATCAATCGCATAAGCAGGCATTAAATCTGGAAGCCCGGCCGCCTGTTGCAATTTCTGGTAAGCACCAAGTTTGGAAGAATTGGAGAGGTTTAATGTTCGGGATGCTGACTCCAGCAAAATGACACCAGCCTGAATACGATCGGAGGTCAACGTTGTCATAGCATTTTGCACCGCATCAAACGTTCTGATGACTTTCAGATTGAAGGCGGCGCTAATCCACATAGCATAGGCATACACCAATTCCTTGCAGGCGTATGTCCCAGGGTTGATCCCTCCTCTCACAACATCGACAGGAGCAAACGCCATATCTGGCGTTAGCTCAGCAATCAACTGAGCTGCCATCTCGGACCGAAGCCAGCGGTTAGGATTATGACGTTCTTCTCCACCAGCTGCGCGCTGAAAGTCATTTAAACAAAATCGACCTGCTGAATCCCGGCGAACGAAAATACCTTCTATCGCCAAATGAGAGTGGTTTTTGGGCGCACCATAGCCCATAACGTGGTTAGCCATACTTATCTCCATACACTTTAACGTGACGATCGGGCCTGCACGCCCGGTTCGTTTACACACCTTGAGATTAATGCCTGATTGCATAGTCTTCAACCTACCACTGAACAAACATCCAGCACTTTATTGAATGCCGTTATGGTGATCTCAACTCTCCCTCCCTTTGCATTCTCACCCCACTCGATCGTCATTCTCTTAACCTGGCTGTCATCCTCCCAGATACCGGCGTATGTAAGTGCGTCGAAAAGCGCCTTGTTGTAGTTGTCCAGATCGCGGCGGCGGTAATCAGGCGGATACAGGACAATGACTACCTCCGCTGGCGAAGCGGAGGGTTTTGGGACTGCTTTCAGCTGTTCGATAATCGCTGCTCTTACAGCATGTTTGAATTTGCGGCCAGCTTCGCTGACCAGCAATTTACCTTTTGCAATCCCCTTATTTGGGGACCGCCAGTAGGAATTCACGCTGGGCGGGAAAGGAAGGATAAATTTCATTCATCCTCCAGGGGAATTTTAAGTTCGAAAGGAACTTCCCCACCGCAATAACATAGCTTCCCCAGTTCGGACATGAGGCCCCATAGCGTCATTTTCGTAAACCCATTTTCATCCTTTGATGGTGGTTCAAACTCACCAAAAATAGAGGGGTGGCGAATACGGTTTTCTTCATGCTGACGCTCCAAAAACACAAGGGCGACATCACTAAGTTTGACTTTAACGAGAGTATTAAGATTTATGACAAGTTCTCTCTGAGGGGGAAAATTAACGATGCTTATACCGCGGGAAACTCCGCGGGTAATTTTGATCGCGCCCTTCTTCTCCAGCGCTTTGAGATGACTTGCCGCAGCATTGGGGGACCGACAACCCAACATGCCGGTCAGTTCATAGGTGGTTGGCGGGAATCCATGGACACGCTGGTACTCAATGAGCAGGTTAAGAACTTCCTGCTGCCTGATAGTTAACTTCATCATGCCGCAAACTCCTCTCTGTTTACGGACAATTCCGGAAGGTTTGCCCTCACCAGTGCCTCAGCAAAAGGCGGAGGCACCGCATTACCACAACGCGCAACCTGCTTATCCTTCGCATACTTCACACCGCGGTAATCCTGGTCGATGATGTACCACTCAGGGAAGCCCTGCGCGCGGTAGAGCTCATGTGGCTGCAGCATGCGCATGCCGATGTCGACAATGCGGTAAGTCACTCCGCCGATATCCACCAGCCCGGTGCTAACCTCCCCGCAGTATTGCTGCAGGAACGCCAGCACCTGCTGTGCGCGTTCTTCGTCATAGTCCTCGATCGCCAGAGTCGTTTTAACCTCCCCTACGTGCTGGCCGCCGGCAGTGATAGTCGGCATCGGCTCGTCAGTAGACTGGCCGTCACGGCAAGTACCGCGCAGTTTAACCAGATGAGAAGCGACTAAGGCGTGGTGATCGACAGTCGTTACTGAATGCGCTGGCTTATCCAGCCCCACTCCGGCACCCTGATAATTTCCTCCGTAGTGTTTTGCCAGGAATGCACCAACTAAAGCATGTTTCCCGCCACCAGCAACAACGGTTCCCAGCGGCTTATCCAGTCCTGGCACGCGAGGTGCCTGGCCGGGCCGTTCTCCGTATCCCATTTGAATGAGCGTTGGCACAACCAGCTGCGATTTACCGCCGCCGCCCGCGGTGATTGTTGCGCTTGGTTCGTCGGCACGGTGGCCGACGCTGGCACCGAATTGCCGGGCGATAACTGGAGCGACGACGCAGGCTCGTGACTCTTTCAGGATGGTGTGAGCAGGTTTATCAAGCGGCCGTGGTTTCGCCTGGTACTCACTGCCACCGTTGCCAGCGAGGAACGGGACAAGGCCCGCCTCAACAATCCCCAGCGCATGACCATTCCCGCCCGGGCGCCTGGACGTGCCAGCGGTCACTGTAGGTACCGGATCGGTAACTGGCTGCCCGGTGGCGCCGGTGCGGAATTTTGTCAGATGAGGTACCGCGATTGCGTAGCCGTGGGTTTTTGTAATCGTCTGCAGCGGATCGTCCAGTGCCTGCCCCCGGAAACAGTCATATTTCCCGCGTGTCGTTGTGTGATTGCACTTCACGATGAACGGCGAAGCGCTTTCGATAACAAAGCGCTGAATGCCGCGGGCAATACGTTTGAGCGTATTCTCTGCCAGAGATTTTTTGCGATCGAAGATGCTCGGCGCGGGGATAGACCAGTCAATGCATTCTGCAGCTGTGCGCCATGGAGCCAATTTGCCGGCCAGCACCGCCGGTGATTTCGGATCCCCGTGGGTTGCTTCCGGCCAGACTATTGGTTGCCCGTCCCGGCGCATCACCATGAAGAACCGCTTACGAATAGTTGGTGCACCATAGTCGCAGGCACGTAGCTCGCGATAATCGACGTCATAGCCCAGCCCGGTAATCAAGCGCCTCGCCTGTTCGCTATCCGGCGATAACTCCAAAAATTCGCAGCATTCCAACAACGCAGGGTGATCTGCTGGAACTCCGGATGTCAGCATGCCGACGAATGCCAGGAACGTTTCGCCAACGCGGTCCGGATCCGGACGCATTTCCGCCGCCAACAGCGGCCCCCAAGTTTTAAACTCTTCCACGTTCTCAAGCATCATTACCCGCGGGCCAACATCCATCGCCCAACGGATAACGATCCACGCCAGCCCACGAATCGCTTTTTCAACTGGTTTAGCTCCTTTCGCTTTGGAAAAGTGGCGACAGTCTGGAGAAAACCAGATCAGGCCAACAGGCTTACCGCTTGTTGCTGCGACAGGAGAAACATCGAACACGCTTTCGCAGTAGTGCAAGGTATCCGGATGATTGGTACGGTGCATGGCAACAGCATTTTCGTCATGGTTAATGGCTATATCGACACTACGCCCAATAGCCATCTCAATCCCGGTAGAGGCGCCGCCGCCTCCGGCAAAGTTATCAACGATAATTTCACGCATGGCTAACCCCCTGCATGCTGCTGACCAGCCCGCTGGCAATAGTTATGATTTCGGAACTGGGCGTACGCTCAAGCCACAGCTGATTGATGTGTGCTTTCAGCTTATTTTGCTGAGACTCGTTTAGATCGTTCACCCCTTCGACTCGCTCAAACACCAGGCCTACTTCCAGTGGCCATATCCGGCTTTCGTGTAAGGCCTGTTTGGCAACTGAGAGAGCTTCCCGAACATGAGTGCGGATCAGTCTGCTGTTGAACCAGCTCGCTTTATCCAGGCTGCCGACAATATCGATGAACTCAGTTACCGAGCATGTGTCGACAAACTCTGCATACACCGAATTCATACGTTCTATGGTTTCTTCACGTGCAATTGTGGATCCGAGATTAATACCGTTTAGCCAGCCCACCAGCGCTTGTTTCGCAGTTTGTTTGATGATCAGGGATTGAGCTGTGGCGATCACTTCGGAGTTAACCGGCGTAAACTCCGGTTTATCCACTGAATCAGCCGCCCAGGTATGACCGAATTTCGACTCGGCGAAGGTGTACTCGGCTTTATCGCCAAAAGCAGCAACCACGCATGCCCAGGATCGTATGCCGCTTTTCGCAAGGATTTCGTTCTGAAGGAGCGGTATTTCAGTTTCGGCTTGCTCTGTCTGGGGCAGTTCCATTACTGGAGCTGTTGCCTGTTTACCCACGGCGTACTGGGCCAGGGCCATACTCGCGCGCCCCTTCGCTTCAAGAGCCACACGATCGATATAGCTAAAGCGTTCACCTCGCCAGGACTTATCAAATACAACAATCGCCCCGGCAAAGAAGGCGCTGGTCGGCTTCTGCTTATCGTCCGCCGGCTTAAACCAGGTAGGCAGATCGAAACCGATGCGACCGCGAATAAAACAGACATGATCCGCATCTTCTGGCCACCATGTCTCACTCGTCGCTGACTTCACCAGAAAGACATAACGACCACCCTTTTCACGCTGAGCGGATGCATAACTCATGATGTGGGTCATGCCTGTGATCGCCTGCTTTTCGTGATACTGAGAACGGCTATACGGCGGATTTCCAAATGCCGCGCCGCCGAGTTCTATCAGTCGCCCCGCCCAGTCCTGCGTCAGGGCATTGTCTTCTGCTGAGTACCACGCAGGGCATTTTGCGTTGCTTTCGTCTGCAAAGAGGTCCAGCACCAGCGGGCCATACATAGTGTTAACCCCCCAGAACAACAGATCGGGCGTTCTCCACTGGTCGCCCACCTCCTTGAGATAGTGGGCAGGTGCAGCACGTAATGCATCCAGAGCATCACAGTATTGGCTTCTGGTGATAGGGAGTTCGGCCTCATCCACCAGCATTTCCCCTTCACTGGTCGCGTTCAGTCGATGCACAGATCACCTCCGCAGTAATTCCCGGCTAACAGACACTCAGTGTGTGATTTCCCCATGCGTGCTTTCCGGAGGCAGGCATTTTTCTGACGAATGTAATACTCAAGAGTTTTCTGGCTGCACCTTGAGGTACTGAGCTGGTGCCATACAGTAGCGGCCCGGCGATACAGGCTGCGCTCTTCGAGTTTTTTAGCAGCTTTTTCCTGTTCCAGGTTGCCTCTGGACTTAAAGTCGTCCTGTAGGTCATCGCAGCAGGATGCATCATTGATGACTCGATAAATAAAACCGCATGAGGTTGCTTTGGTTTCCAGGCGCCCTTCTGTGTACAGGCGATATACAGCACTTTTCACAGAAACAGGTTTGCAATCAGGAAAGGCGGCAATGATATCGCGCATTTTCTGATCTGGGTTTTTAGCAATGAATTCAAAGGCCATTTGAGTAATGTTCATCCACGAAACCCCTTCGGTATGGTCGTTTGCACTGCACCAATTTGGTTGATATCCCGCGGCTTACTTCTGTCCCAGCATTCCCGTGGAGGTCGCCCTTTGGCATCCCAGCGGATAGCGCTCTGCAGATAGCCCTCGAATTTTTTAGGCCCAAAAAGTGTCTCGGGGCGCATGTACTGGTATTGCTCGTCGTTGCCATGCCAGTGCTCATGCTTAACGTCGATAACGAGTTTCAGATCTGGAACGGTATGCCCCTCACGTAGACGTGCCCGAATGTTTTCGAGGGAAGTTTTTGACTTCTGAAACCGGGAGCCACTGACCTGATTCAGATGCGTCAGAACTTCGATCGCATGGTTAGTGATCACCACTTCAGGATCCGGCTTATCGTCGGGTTCCGCAGGAGCCCGACAAGAAGGTTTTTTAGATGACGGATCTAATGACGGATCTAATGACGGATCGCCTTCAACCATTGAGGGGTCCCCCCGCAATATTTGAGGGGATGCAGACCCATTATTTGAGGCATCAGAATTTGACCCCTCAAATTTTGAACCCTCAATTTCTGAGGCATCAAATTTTGATTGTTCACGCGAGGTTGCGTAGAAGAGTTTTGCTTCAGCTGCTGCACGTTCAAGCATATCGACGTTGAGTTTGTAGACGTTCGAATTGTTCTTTCCGCCTACGCGACGCTCCTGCTTCTTCAGCCACCCTTTCGCCTGAAGTTTTTTAATGGCACTTCGAACAGTGTTCTCGCTCTTTGCCCCGATCTGTCGCTGAATAGTTGTCACCGCAGGCCACGATATTCCTTCATCGTTACTGAAGTCAGCCAAGCGGGCCATGACCGCTATTTCAGATATGATCAGGCCTTTGAAAGCACAGGCTTCCCATACCAGACCGTGTAATTTACTGCTCATGGCTACCCTCTACTTCCCTGAATTTTCGTTGAAACTGATCGAGTGGGCTAAAACACTCGTGCGGATAGCCTTCCCTGAGGTAAATGACACGATTCGTCTCACGTTCCCAGCGTATGACTCTGACGGGCTTGCCATAGTGGTCTCTGAACTTTCGGTTAACTTCGCGCACAACGCTTTTACCCTCCGGTTAAAGACCCCCACAATTGCCGTTGCCCGGCTGTGGTTACATGAAACCCATTTTCCGCATACCATGCGTTCATACCGAAACAGCGCATCGCCCGTCACCGGACGCATACGTAGTTGCGGTAACCTGAGATTTACGATTAAATTGCTCATGCGGATTATTTCTCCATACACGTTGATTTATCTGCCACGACGCCCGGAGCTGCACACTCGCGGGCGTCACTCTTTTCTGGCTGACAAAAGACACGGAAAAGTAACGTTAAATGCTCCTGCCATTTCGCCATGACCTGGTAACTGTTCTCCTCAATCTGCTCGCGTTCGGCCTGGTCAATAACACCGTCCGCAGTTGCTTTACGTAGATACTGCGAGTGTTTTCCTATCCACTCGATCGACTCCATCAGGCGCTGGTTAATATCGGCGTTGTCAACTTCCTCGATATCGGCCAGTGGCACGAATACCCCGTTCGAATGACGTGCTATCGCATTGGCAATGTGGTTTGATCCACCAGCTCGCTGCAGAACCATTGCCCAGCCGAGAGGGAAAATCTGATCACCATCGGCACGTAAACGGTTAAACAATGCATTTTCAGTAACGCCCAGCCATTCCGCTGCTTCCACGTAACCACCGTCCAAATCAGTGATCGTTTTTTTTATAGCGGCCACCAGCCATGCCGGCTGCTTATCCACTTTCCATTCAGGTTCATTCATTGGTAATACCTCTGTTGGTGCCGAATGCTCCTTCGGATATTCTGGGTTTTCCACACCTAAGGACCGAAGGAGGTTCTGTATGGCAATTGATTACGCTAAGATCTTCATCTCTCATGTTCGTAATGTTTCCAAAGCCAATAAGTGGTTAACAGAAGGTGAAGCAGTCCCTACCTATCGGTCCTGGATCCGTGCTGAGCAGTTGCTGCGCCTTGACGTTGTTCTGATTAAGCACAGAGAGCGCTATTCCGCTCCTTGGGAGCCTCTTTTCGGACAGAATGGAATTACTCATCTTCTTGCGACCCGTTACGGCTGGTCACCTGAGCAAGTGAGGATGCTTTCTTTCGCTGATGTTCTTCTTTCGCTTCAGCAAGATCTGGCAGAAGTGGATATCCCACCGGAAGTACTGGCACTTCCTGAATACGTTCGCCAGTCTGACGAATTCGAAATTCTCTCCCGAGGTCAATATCGAACTGAATTGCCACCTTGTCAGGAGCATGAATGGGATCATACGATTGCAGAGAGAGACCAAGGCCAGCGTAAGCCACAATAAGTGCTTCAGCAGCTTCCAGCTCGGTGACTGTACTACGATGTTCTTCCAGTTTTTCCTGCTGGTATACGCGGTACAAAATGGCATTGGCTTTTCCAATGAGCCAGTTGGCTAGATCACGCCCTTCCAGCCCGCCGGCCCAAACGTGCGGGCTATCTTTGAACACCTTCAGCGTTACTTCGTCATTGCTATGATTTTTGTCTGTTACATTGCCCACGGCTTACCCCTTATCTCTGTGGTTTCTGTTACACCCCTGAAGCGCTATCGTTCTGATTAGCACCCTCGCCATAGAGCAACCAATGAGGATCGCAATGCAGGGCTGAAGACAATTCGATGATGTAACGGGGCCTCTTTGTAAAACCCGCCTCGATCGCTTGTAATGACTGCTGGGTCATTCCGACCAATTCAGCCAATTGCGCCTGTGAGAGATTCATCTCTTCACGTTTATTCTTTAATCTTTGAGAAATTGATTCCATAACACCTCCACAGTTTTATCTGTATTTTTGAACAGATACTACTGTTTGTCAATCACAGTTTAAACTGTGACCATGAGGCCATGGGAATGGAGGAGCTATGAGCCTTGCAGAACGCGTAAAGCAAAAAAGAATCGAACTTGGTCTTACTCAAGAGCAAGCAGCTGAAAAGGCAGGAATAAGGCAACAATCATGGGCCAGCATTGAGGATGGTAAAACTAAAAAGCCTCGCAACATTGTAGGAATAAGCAAAGCACTTAAGTGTGACCCAACATGGTTGATGAACGGTGGGCCTTTCATGGCTCTTGCCGATGTGAATTCAAGGAAAGTGCCTTTGATCAGCTACGTCCAAGCTGGGGCATTAGCAGAAAAACACCCTATTGATGCATTTGATGGTAGCTTCGAATACATCATGACAGACATTGATATTTCTGAGTTTACTTTTGCACTAAGGATAGAAGGTGATTCAATGGAGCCTGACTTTAAAGAAGGCGATATTATCATTGTTGATCCAGAGTTAGAGCCAGTTCCGGGCGAGTTTGTTGTTGCTAAAAATGGTGATAATGAAGCTACTTTTAAAAAATACCGTCCTACATTTACTGATATTTCAGGCCGCCAGCAATATGAACTGGTCCCCCTTAATGACGACTACCCCACCATTAATAGCTCTGAACGCCCGTTGAAAATTATCGGCGTAATGGTCGAACATAGAATTTACAGGCGAAAAAGGTAAATCCTTCCTCACATGAACCGGCCAGCGCCGGTTTTTTTTTACGTCTTTAGTTTCATAAAAAACAATAAATTACAGTTTTTATAGTAAACACCACCACTAAATACAGTTTTGACTGTTGACGAATTAACAGTTTTATCTGTATTATTAATCCATCGACAGCGAACAGGCAGGACGCCCACGAAGTAGCCGACCGGGGCATACGAAGACCGGGATGATTCGCAGATATGAAAAAAGCGCCCCGTAGGACGCTTAGCTCTTTAACAATCTGGATATCAACCATAACAAATTACTTCGGTTTTGGCTGAGGCGCAGGAGGCCTAGGGAACGGAGGTGCGTGGTTTGGGATGATAGGGGAGCTCATGTCTAGTCCTTAAAGTCAGGGCATATCCCCGGCAATCCATGCAATAACACGTTTTCTCAAGGATAAGTTAATCTCGCAATTTCTTCCTAAAGAAATACAGGTTCGCTTAAAAGCAGCTTCTTGCAATGACTGCCACGGAATGCTGTCGGCATCTTGAATTTTTATGTATTTTTCTCGCAACTCTTCATCTGTTAGAGAGCTTAGCTCTACGAGCAGTCTTCTATATTGCCTCATCTGCTCTTTAGAAAGACCAGCTGCCTGTCCAAATTGATAGACCAGTTGAATAACAGATAAAAAAGCAACGGATACACCGAATAAAAATAAATTCATGAAAGGTGCAAAAACAGAAAAACCCAAGACGATTAATAGCATAGTGATTGCTTTGTCAATTCTAGTAAGAACAGTGAAATACAGTTTCTCTAAATGAAATGAGTAGTTCACATCAAAAATCATATCGTCGCGGGTCATTTCACACCTCAGTCTGAATCATCAGGTTTCGGAGGGGGCTCAGGCCTCTTAAACGGAGGCATATGCCGCTCTTCGTAGTCATAGCTCATTATCGAAACTCCATTTGTTGTTGGGGATATCCAGATTACCCGAATCCTTGTTGTTGGGGAATAACCAGGATCCACCTCGCCTGATGTGGATAAAAGCAGGCACACAACATGAAAGCGCATTCCATCTTCATCCGTCGTGGGGACTGGTTTGTAACTGAAGGAGTGCGCTTCCAGTTGTGAACGGCAATATTCGCAACCGCTGTATGGCACATGCAGCGTTAGCCGCCTGAGAGTTACCTTTATCCATGCGCTCTCAGGAATTCCGGAAGAATGTGCAAGCTAAGTGTTTCAGGCACGACGTGCGCCCCACCAGCGCGGCGAAAAGGTGTGACGCCCGGGAAGAGTCCGGGACACAACAGGTGAGAGCATTGGCGGTAACTCCGAAAGCTGACAGTTATCGTCCCGACGAAGAAGCGAGTAAGTCAGCGCTGCTCGTAGAAGAATCGGAACCTAGTGCTCTCTCCGTTGTGACGTGTACAAGCGTACTGCAGCGTCGGTCGACGCAAAGACCCGGAAATCGACTGAGCAACATTAACTGGTTGCCAATACCAAAACAGAGCGGCGGGAAGTAAGCAGATTAGCGTCCTGGTGTCACAACCCCATCACGTAGCCAGCGTGGTAACCCGTAGTACCTGTAACGAAAGCTGTATGAAGTTTTGGCGGTGCCAGTTTCCCTTTGTTTCTGGTACCGCCCTTTTTACACAAGACACAAGAGCATCACCGGGCGACGGGCTCATAACCCAATCCACCCGGGCGGCCGTCAACCGCAGATGCTCTTCTGTGTTGTGTATGGAGAAACCGTAGGCGGTGGCAGCCGCCCTAACAAAGAGGTAGTGCTATGAGCAATGATCGCATGACCAATGTTTCAGATTTCCTGGGCGAACTGGATGCTGGCGTGTTCATCAACAAGATCGCCGGGGCGCTCAATACCGCCGCACTGGGCGTTTTGAACAATGGCAGCAAAGGCAAAGTAGTACTGACTTTCGACATCGATCGCATGGGCAATTCGATCGAAGAAAAGCGAGTCATGATCAAACACAAGCTGCAGTACATCACCCCCACCCCTCGCGGGAAAGTTTCCGAAGAAGACACGACAGAAACGCCGATGTTCGTGAACCGCGGCGGCAAGCTGACCATCCTGCAGGAAGACCAGGGCAACCTGTTTACTCTGGGCGGGGAGCCGGATGCAAAGCTACGGACGGCACCATAGGCCGTGACTGATGCGTTTTTAGTTTAACTTCATTTTTCTTTAAGGAAATTTTATGTCTCAACAATTAGATGGCAGCGCAATTAAGCAAGTTCAGGACCTGGTGCTTTCCGGTTACTACATGGAAGATATCCAACGACTGGCATGCCCAACAGCTGTTCTCCCAGCTGGCACGGGTATCGAAAGCCTCGAACGCTTCTCCTCGGAGCGCTTTCGTTTCCGTGGTGCGATGGAAACCACAAGCATCGACGACTTTGTGCGTTATTCCACAGGCTACGCCAAAGAAGACGAAAAAGCCCGTTGCTTTATTGATGCCGATAACATGCTGGCGCGTTCTATCTTCAACATCGGTACGCTGGATAATCCCGGGCACGCTGATAACGTCGCCTCGATCAAGCTGAAGAAAACAGCCCCATTCCGCGCGCTGCTGTCGATCAACGGGGATCACCTTAACCAGAAGCAAATCGCCGAATGGCTGGAAGACTGGAGTGATTACCTGATTGCATTCGATGCCGACGGTAACACGATGAAAATCGCCCAGGCCGCGCAGGCAGTTCGCCGCGTCACCATCCAGCAAACTAATGCCTCCGATCATGAAGATGGTGATTTCAGTGGCAAAAAGTCGCTGATGCAGAGTATCGAAGCTAGCAGTAAAGACGTAATGCCGGTGGCGTTCGAGTTCAAATGTGTGCCGTATGAAGGACTCGGAGAACGTGCATTCAGCCTGCGCAACAGCCTGCTGAAAAGTAATGATCCGGTATTCGTCCTGCGTATCGTCCAGTTGGAAGCCCAGGAAGAAGCGATCGCCAATGAGTTCCGCGACCTGTTGATCGGTAAGTTCGACGGTAAGCCGGTCGAGGCCTTCATCGGTACTTTCAAAGCCTAAGCCTGATTGCTCAGCCTTAAATCTCCGCTGCTGCGGGGATTTATTGAAGCGTAATCATTTTATTTATCGCCTTCTGGCGAGGGATTTCTACACCCAAATAACAGCGCTGTGCAGGCGTAACGTATGGAGAAAAAATAATGAGCTTTATTCAAACCCTTTCAGGCAAACATTTTAATTATCTCGATATCCAGCAAGACGCGATCGAGATCGAGGATATTGCCACCGCCCTCTCGCATATCTGCCGATTTGCCGGCCACCTGCCAGAGTTCTACAGCGTTGGACAGCACAGCGTTTTATCCAGCCTGCTCGTACCGCAGGAGTTCGCACTTGAGGCACTTCTTCACGATGCTGCGGAGGCTTACCTGCAGGATATTCCGGCTCCGCTTAAGCACCTCTTACCTGACTATTGCGCAATGGAGATTCGGGTTGATTCTGCAATACGTCAGAAATTCGGCCTGCCGGCTGAGCAGCACCCGACCGTTAAATATGCCGACCTGGTGATGTTGGCCAGCGAACGTCGTGATTTTGAGAGCGACGACGGCACTGTCTGGCCCATGCTCGAAGGCATTATTCCGACGGATCAATTCGTTATTAATCCGGTTCGCCCAGGCCAGGCCTACGGGATGTTCATGAACCGCTTCCACCAGCTGATGGAGCGGCGCTAATGGCACATATGAAAGTTAAAGAACTGGTCGCTGCAGCTTACGCTGCGGCACCCGATCTACCACCGGAAAAAGCAGAGTTAATGCGCAATATCGCTTCACGGCTGGATGTAACGTTCATCGCCCTTACCGAAGCAATGGACCAAAACACAGCACAGGCTGCAGTGTTGGCAGGCCTGAATGGGGTTAATAACCATGGCTAAAGACTCAAAGGTTGTATACGGCGCCAGCGGCAAAACGAACGTTTTAGCGTTTGAACCTGAAAAACTGCACCTGGTTATCGACAAAACGCACCCGCTTTACGATGAGCGCATCCACCTGCCTATCAGCGAGGCAATGGTACTGAACATCATGGACCAGGGCGTTCTTGAGCCGATTATCGTCTGGAAAGACCCGGAGACAGGGCTGTCTTGTGTGGTTGATGGCCGCCAGCGTGTGCGCCATACACTGGAAGCTAACAAGCGTCTGACGAAAGAAGGCAAAGAACCGTTACTGGTTCCGGCAGTCGCTAAACGTGGCTCCGCCATTCGCATGGCGCAGGCGATGGTAAGTGCTAACGAAATCCGCCAGGCAGATACACCGCTGGGCCGAGCAAAGAAAATGGCTGATGCGCTGGAGCGCGGCCACGACGAGGACGATTTAGCGCTGATGTTTGGCGTGAGTGTCCAGACCGTACGCGCAACGCTGTCATTGCTGGATGCCACCCAGGCTGTTCGGGATGCAGTGGAGTCCGGAACTGTCACCGTTACCCAGGCGCGTCAGCTTGGTGCGCTCCCACCTGAAGAACAGCGGACAAAAGTGGCAGAAATCGAGCTGGCGACCGCTGGTACCAAAGGCCACGAAAAAGCCCGTCGGCAACGCCAGATACTCGGTGAAGCAAAGCCGCGTATCAAATCACGCAAGGAAATTGCAAAAGCCCTCGAAGATGCCAGCGGCGAATATGCCGAGGCTCTGCGCTGGGTGCTTGGGGAGGCGCAATGAACTTTGAACCTGAAAATTACAGCCGGCGCGCCCTGCTCTGGTTCGCAGCTGTGATCGATATTGCCGGTTGGGTTGCTGTTTTCGTCGTGACCTGGGGGATCTGCATGGTTATTGAATGGGTGACAGCATGAAAGAACTGAAATTTTACGGAGCCAGTGATGATCTTTTCGAATGCGATGGCGCCATCCGGGAAGAAATCTGCATGTACAGCAACCCCGGCGTTTACCACCTCAAATCATCTGAAGGCGAGATGTTGGTTATTGCCTGCTATACGGACGAAGGTTGCTGGGCTATTGGCGTTGGTCAGGTCAATGAAGAAACCCCTCTTCCTGCATGGCCTGCGTCATACATCCAGCATGAGCGCGGCTATAGCGTAGTCTTAACGCTGCAGGTACCTGACGACACCGAGTTAGTGCTGGAGGATAGCGATGACTGATATCAGCGAACTGGCCCTACTCGTCAGTAAAGCAAAAGCGTCTGTATTTACCCTGGAGCATATCTCGCAATTTGAGCCTGCTGATATTGATTCCGATGACGTTGATTTGCGGTTTGAGGTAGATGGCAGAGATACCGGCACCAACGTTTCTATCGTCGATGAGTGCGGGCAGGCTGCAAAGGTTATTGGCGAGCTGGTAGAGGCGCTGGAGAAGGCGCAGCTGAGTATCGCCGAACTGGAGCTCGAACAGGAGCATCTTCGCCCAGTAGGTGTAATGAGCGAGAAAGCATTTCACCGTCTTGAAAACAGCGAATGTCGCTTTATTGCGTTGTGGCCGCGCCCTGGTATCTTTTTGCCGCGCAAACGCCCCGAGGACGGCGTGCTCGTTTATGTGCGTACAGCTGCCGCCGCTGGCATCAAGATGGAGGATGAGTGATGGCTATAGAAAACCCGAGTTCATGCCCGCACTGCGGCGGTGAGAATGGATTCCACACGAAAGAGGTTGTGGATTTCGAGCGGTTTTATGCTTGGGATGGTTCATTCCTTGAGGGGCAGCACACCAGCGGCATTCGCGGCGGTAAAGCATTCTACTGCTGCGACTGCGGTCGGAATATAACATCGCGCATCAATAAGCCAGGAGCCAAGCAATGACCAGCAAATTAACCAGAGAGCGCCTGCAGGAAATCGCTGAAGATGGATTCCTGAAGCATGGCGAAAGCAGGGTATTGGCTCGTATGGCGCTGGCCGTAATGGACAGCGAGCCGCTGGCGTGGACTGATGAAGAAGAGTTACGGGACGTTGAGCGTAGTGGTTGCGGATACCTGTTTACTGTTAAACCTGTTACACCGCATGCAGACGAGCGCCGAATTATTCTGCTCTATCGCCATGCGCAGCCAGTGCCGGAAAAATACAACATCGGTGATGCCACCATGCGCCACATCTTCACACCAACCGGCATGACTAATGTCTCTGACATGCAGGCGGTATTTGACCGAGTTGAAGCTGTATTGGTGGGAATGGAGCAGCCAGCGCCTGTAGTGCCGGATGGTTACGTGATGGTGCCTATGAGGTTAACCGCTGAGAACGGCGCAAAGGGGGCGCTATCAGGTGAGTTTTCAGAAACCAAGTTCGTAAACTGCCCGGAATGCTTTGGTGATGATGAATGTGAAACCTGTGACGGCAGCGGGAGAATTGAAATCACGGTACCTGTCACCTGGACGACTATCAAAGAAATCTGGGCTAAAGGCGTTGAGCATTTTTCAGCCACGCCAAGGGAGGTGAAAGGTGAATAAGGTCGAACTGCTAGATATCGGCGCTCGCTACTGAATGCCACACGCTGGCCTGTGAGCTTGATATTGGTGATGATCGAACCGAAATGTTCGAAATCTACAGCGTGCTACACAACCTCGGTCGCCGCGAGTACGCCTGCCAGGTATGGCGGCGAATGAATCCATTGCTCGCATCCTGCGATGACGACGAGGATGAGGATGATGACTGATGCCAAGTAAATTAAAGCGCCGGCGATGGAGGCGTATGCGGGATGATTTAGCCTGGTATAAGGATGAAGCAAAGGACCTTCATTGCCGTCTTATGGAATTAGCCGATGAAGTTGCAAACCTTCGCAAACAGATTCTACCAGTATCTAAAACGGTGATTGCCAAACTGAAGATTTACGAAACAGATAAGGATGATCGAGACCACCAGCTATGCAGAAGATGTAATGACGGGATCCGTGGTGGTTGCTCGTCATGTGCTTATAACGTTCGATAACCGGGTGCAGCCGGTATATGGAGAAGAAATGTCACGTATGGTCTCTTTACTCGAATGGGCGAAAGATGAATTCGGCAGTGAAGCCCCTAGCGAGCGAGTATTAAAAAAATACGCTAAAGGTCAGATGATAGCGCCACCACCGATGAGAGTCGGACGGCGCTGGATGGTTGACAAAGAAGCTCGTTTTATAGGTGTAGTTGCTGAACCTCAACTTCCAATACATGTTAACCCAAAACTGAGACGGATAATTAGCGATGGCAGCTAGACCGCGTACCCATAAAATCACTATTCCAAACCTATATTGCAAACTTGATAAACGTACCGGAAAGGTTTACTGGCAATACAAACACCCTATCTCTGGTCGTTTTCATAGCCTAGGCACGGACGAAGCTGAAGCAAAGCAGGTGGCAAGTGAAGCAAATACGATTATTGCAGAGCAGCGCACCAGGCAGATCCTTGGTATTAACGAGCGTCTGGCACGCATGAAAGGAAACCGCACGGATATTACAGTTTCTTCATGGCTCGACAAATATGAATTGGTGCAGGAGGAAAGATTGAAACACAACGAACTGCGCCCAAACTCTTTTCGACAGAAAGCTAAACCAATCCGTCTTTTTCGTGAACATTGTGGTATGCAATATCTTAAGGATATAACAGCACTTGATATTTCCGAAATAACAGATGCTGTTAAGGCAGAGGGTCATAACAGGATGGCTCAAGTTGTACGCATGGTACTAATAGATGTTTTTAAAGAGGCTCAACATGCTGGTCACGTTCCACCAGGATACAACCCTGCCCAAGCAACGAAACAGCCACGAAATAAGATAAGCAGACAAAGGCTATCTCTGGAGGAATGGGAGGCTATTTATACATCTGCCGAACAACAACAACCTTATTTGCAATGTGGAATGTTGCTTGCCATTGTAACAGGGCAACGCCTTGGAGATATTTGCAATATGAAGTTTTCGGATGTATGGGATGATATGCTGCATATTGAGCAGGAGAAAACAGGAACTCGTTTAGCCATTCCCCTTTCTCTCAGAAATGAAGCGTTAAATATTACTCTGAGTGATGTTATTTCAAAATGTAGAGATGCTGTGGTGAGTAAATACCTTGTTCATTTTCGCCATAGCACCTCACAGGCTAGTCGTGGTGACCAAGTGTCAGCCAAAACACTTACTTCAACGTTCAAGAAAGCACGGGATAAAAGCGGTCTTATCTGGGAAGAGGGAACAGCACCGACTTTCCATGAACAGAGGTCTCTTTCCGAGCGCTTGTATCGTGAGCAAGGGATAGACACCCAGAAACTATTGGGCCACAAAACAATGAAAATGACTGACAGATACAATGATGATCGCGGTAAAGAGTGGATCGTTGTTGGTAAAAAAGCAGTATGATCTTCAATCAGTTTTGGGGAAGAATTTTGGGGAAGTTTTGGGGAAGCCTCCGCACACTCCAAAAAAAACGGGAGCCCATCGGCTCCCGCTTTTACTTAATCCACCAACGGGATTACATGTTCGCGATAATCGCGTCGCCAAACTC